AAGAATATTAAATTCTTTTTGTAAGTCTTTTACATCCTGTGATAATTTTACTACCGCAGCCGAATTAGGATCCCAACCTACATCAATTAATTTTTTTAATCCGTTTTTAGCAACATCTAATTTATTCCCTAAATCATCAATCCCTAAAGCTTTTTGTAAGATATTTTCATTATTAATATCATTAAGTACTTCTTTTAGTGCTTTTGTTTTTTCAATTTCCTTTTCTTTTGCTGCCGCTTTTCTTGCAGCTGCTGACTCATCTTTCTTTGCTGCTTCGTCAGCTGCTGCTGCTGCTTCTTGTTCTGCTTTTATCTGTTCCTCTGTTTTCCCTGTTATTTTAGTGATAGACAAAATAGCTTCTTCATTCGCTGCTATTTTTGCATTCTGAACCTTAATGCCCTCTTCAACTTGATAATTATGCTCTTGATTGATTGAATTGTTATAACCTTGAGCAATACTATTTCCATGAATTGCTGATCTAAGCCCCTGCATTGCCGCTCCGAAATAAACAAGTGGATTATAACTTGCTCCAATAGTCTCATTCATATTTGTCACAGCTTTTTGGGCTTCAACAATATTTGACTTGAATGCTTCTATTTTTGCAGTATTTACAAGCTGCTCTACATAATTCTTTGTGGCTTCAGTTATTGCATCTACATCACCTTTGCCTGTTTTTATTTGACCAAAATATTCTGAAGAAATACTTTTAAGCTTTTCAAGAATTTGCTTTTTTTCATCAAGGGTTGTTTTCTCGTTTTTATAAGAAGTAACAAGTAAATCTACTGTAGTTTTTTGTTCTTGAGAATTTGTTATAGCTGACAATTCTGCATCATGCACTGATTTTTGAGCTATTTGAGCAGAAGTCAAAGAATGTGCATAAGCATTATACGCAAAGTATAATGCTGTTACTGCTACAATTAATGCACCTATTACATTTGCTTTTTGAGCAGCATTTAACGCTTTGAAAGCATCAGCAGCTTTTAAAATATTACCTGTCAATACAGTGCCAAACAAACTTGCTAATCCTTTGAAAGCCCCTGCTATTGTTGATCCAAGTAAAAGTATACTACCGAATGCTTTTAGTGCCGGGCCTATAACCACAACGACTAAAGCCATTTCCATAATAAACTTTTTTGTACCATCGCTCAATCCCTTAAACCAACCTGTTAATCCACTTAGCGTATCGCTTAATTTATTTGCTTGTTTATCAAGATCAAATACCTTATTTATTTCATCTCCAATCCCTGCAAGAAATTCTTTGAATGCTGATCCTGCATTGACTAAACTATTTGCCATACCGCCCTGAACCCTATTCAGTTTCCCCATTTCAGCTGTGATCTTACTCACAAATTCTTTTCCTGTAATTCCTAATTTTTGAATATCCTCTGAATTTGAAGTGCCAAATGCCTTCTTCATTAAGTCAGAAATAATAGGAAGATTTTCTTGCACAATCCTTAAATCCCCTGCTAATATTTTACCCTTAGAAATCATCTGCGAAAACTGAACAGTAACGCTGGATAGATTTTCAGCACTTCCCCCTGTTGAAGCTACAGCGTTTGCAAGTTGTTCTATTGTTTCTCTTGCATTGTCTGCTGACAGACCTACAGATTGTAATCGAATAGACGCCTTTACTGCTTGCTCAAAATCGAGTCCAGGGGCTTTTGCTGATTTTCTTAGTTTTTCAACTTCTGCATCAGCTTCTGAAATGCTTTTTCCTGCATTCTGAAAAGTAGCACGCATTGCCATTGTCATTGACTCAAATTCTGCTGCTGCCTTAATCGCTGAGAATCCTAACAAACCAATAGGCAACGACAAACTTGTAGTTATGTCGTTGCCTATTCTTGAAAATTTTGCACCACTTTGGCGCAAAGAACGCTCTGCACCACCTAATCCTTTTTGGAGATCCTTAGTAATAAGACCTACAGATACATTAAGTGAAGCTATCGTTGCCATTTTTAATTATCTGATTGTGAAAATTCTAATGCATTTAATCTATCAAATGCTTCCTTATCAAGTGCTGTAAATCTTGGGGAATAATCCTTTTCATTTTCCCATGGGAAAATTCCAAAATCCTGTAATTTTAATGCCTTCGGTGAATGAATTAGAGATGAATAGTACGATGTAAGCCTTGAGCTTTCCATGTCTGCTCTATTTTTCCCTCTAATTGCATTGAATAAGTAACGAGGTTCGCAAAAATCAAAATCAGTTTGTCTCCAACCTAATCTACCTGCTGAGATTTCTAACTCGTCAAAATCCCAGTCTGATTCCCCTCCCCCGGACTATCATCGCCCTCCCCTGCTGCTGATTTGGGTAAGGAGTTAAGAATTAATTGTGACAATAGTTCAAGACTACCAGGTGTTTGGTCAATCCATATTGATACGTCCATTTCATCATAATCAGGTCTATCTGATATATTTGCACACCTATCACCTGTTTTTAATGCGCAAAAAGTCAAATCCGCTACGGCATTAAAAATAATGTCTGGTTCATCCTGGTTCTGTAATTCTGCGAAAAATGCTGTCATGCTTTTCCCGCTTCGCATTTTTCGGAGGCGAAAAGCTGCAAGACCAAATAGGATTGGTCGCTTTTCGCCTCCAAGTTCAATGTATTCTACTGAAATCATTATAGTGTTAATTTGACCAAAGCTCCAGTACCTTGAAAAGAATAGGCACAGGTTACGTTTTCATTTTGTCCAGGACTTGACAAAGACCACTCAGTTATTACAGCTGATCCTGACCAGTGAACATCACCTGTTACGCCTGTGCCATATACAAGCGTTGCAAGTGTTTGACCCACAGTAACGTCATATATTGCTGTACCTCCTTGTGCTGCATCATAGCTGAAGTTCAAGTCACCTGACATTGTCCAGTTACTTTGGCCATATAGGAATTCTTCCCATTGCCCAGAATCTTTGCAAGTCGTTTGGCGTGTGCCATTTGTGACTTTTAGATCTGCGTTGGTTTGGCAGGTTATGTAAGTACCGCCAAATTTTAATCGCATTAGTTTGGAATTAACTACACCAGTTGTTGCCATGGCTTATTTGTTTTTTGATTTGTTATTGTTTTGAGGAAGACAACCCGGAGTTCCGTATGCCTTAATTCTTGCCATCGTTCCATCAGGAACGGTTTTAGCTTTATTTTTTTCGATCAAATCAATTGCTTCAAAGTCAAATACATCTATAACCGCACAGGCAGGATATACACGACCTTCAATTGTTACATCTTCGAGCAATTCTACTTTCATTGTATTTTGTGTTCTTGTTCAAATTTTGCACCTATTCGCATTAATTCGGAAAGCATAATCTTGTAAATTCTACCTTGACTTTTACTCCAACTATTTCTGAAAAAATGCGTAGCTTTATATGATTTTGTTCCCTCCTCAACCCAATGCATATAATACCCATCTGTTCTCATTCCTGAAAATATTCCTCTTGATCCTCTTTTATCTAATTTTGATCCTACAAATACTTTTGAAGCAGCTTGTTTAAATTTCATCACATGAAAGGATCTTGCAAGGTTTCCTGGGTAATATGTAGCTACTTTTTGACCCATTCCATTTGACGATCTTATTGATTTAGTCGCTTTAGGTGTATCGTATCTGTAATGTTTGTATTTAGATTGTGGTGATGCGCTTTCAGCTGTTGATGCAAAATATGCACCTCCTAAAGCTGCTACTCTTTGCCTGTTTTTCCAATACATATCCCCACAAGCTTTTAATTGCTTTACAGCAAATTCAACTTCTTCTTTAATTTTATCATATCCTTCCATTATACTTTGCGCATTTTAGCCACGCCTCCAGGTAGTGACTCGTGAGTATTATTAGTCATGTAATAATTACCTATAACTATGCCACCTGCTCCAGCTGCTGCATCACTGCTAAATTCTAACAACGTATCCATCCAATCTTGAATTTGAGTCGTATAAGGCAATGTAGATGGACTTATGTAATATCTAACATCATAAATGCATTGCCTTACAAAAAGAACGCTTTCCGTATCGAAATCATCTTTTCTGCTTAAAAATCTGATACCATCAATATAGTGAGAAACCAAATCTGATGTTGTTACTGTGCCTTCAAATCCGTCAATTGCTGCACGAATTGCAGTATCAATCTGTTGTACTTTATCATAGGTTTTCCCAAAAATAGTTACCGCTACAGCTACATTATCAATAGGACTTGTCTGTGTTTTTGAGTCATTTGGCTTTGAATCAGTCAACATTAATGTTATAGCCGGGTATTCTTTTTGCTGAGGCAGAATAATAGGATAAACAGATGTCGAATTGAATAATAAAGCCACACTTGTAGCGTCATCTAATATTATTTTTCTGATCGCTCCAACTGCATTCATATTAGGTCAAATTGTCTCTTTTTTCTGCTTCAATTACTACGAATCTACTTCTACCTATTCTTGTAATGCTTTTTATATCATATTCATCTGAATCAAAAACTATTCGCATTGTTTCTGTAATTGTCCAAAAATCTCGAAATGTGAATTTAACTACGTTCCAAGCTACTATTTGCTGATCCTCACCTCTGGTACCTTCATTACTTGTAGAAGCATATTCAATTTTTGCCCATATTTCTTGAGCTAAGTAGCTTGCTGTGTCAATCCATCCACCTGTTGCATCTGCCACTCTGGAATACTGCCTGATGCTAATGAGTTGATCCATTGCCCCGATGTCATTGAGCAATTTTGAAAGACCTGCCATTTATAATAATCTTTGAGGCATGAGTAATGCATCTGCTGAGCGTTGTCTTGGCAGATTAGTACCGCTAAGGGGTATGTCTTCTCTATTTTCATACATGAATGCTATTTTTTGCAACATTGATTGAATGATATTCATCGGAATTAAAGTTGTTGCTGTTGCTCCTGCTGTATATGTTACTTTTATAACATTTGGCGTATACAGGTCATAATTAGGAATATTGGCAGTCAACTTAGGTACAATCCTTGCAGGTTCACTTACTGTATCAACATTGTAATTGCTTGCACTCCAAGTAACATAAGAACCATTTGACATATATGATATGGAGCTTACAGTTTGAATTGGAGCAACTGATAGATTGAATATCATTGCATAAGGCCAACCATCGAAGTATTCTTCAATAGTTTGCGTCATTAATGCTCTACCTGTACCATGCTCAGCCCACGCTCTTGCTGTATGTATTAGGTTATCAATAATTGTATCTTCAGTTGTTATACTTGAAGGTATTTTTAGCCAATTCTTAACGTATGCGACTGTGAATGGCTCTACGGTTGGTTGAATTGTTACCTTGTAAGCCATCGTGTTGGTTTTTGAACTGCTTTTTCATATTCAAATGCAACAGCCTCTAAGGGTTCTGCGTTGCCAGCTATGATAGCTGCCATCGCTTCTTTTATGGGCAAGTCGTATTCCAATCCTGCCTTAAATAATCCCTTAGAGACTGTAGCTTTGATTTTCATTACTTATGCTTGAAGCAAAGATTTTATTGCCTTGTTGTTGATCAGGTTTCCATCCATTCGCAACCAACCCATGAATCCAACTGTTTTTGATGCCCAGTACAATTGATCATTGCGTTCAATTGAAATTGGAGCAATCTTACGAATGATATACTTTGAAAAATCGCCATAGTAAATGTGCTTTTTCGCAGTAACAGGTAGACCAGTTGTTGAATTGGCAGGCTCCAGATCATTGTTGATGAAAATTGGACGACCAAGCAAGGTAGTTACAGGTTCACCTCCTATGATTGTATCTACGAACAAGTGCGTAGTATCTGTAGTAGCATCCAGAGTGCGCATATATGCAAGGATTGTATCATGCATCATAAAACCTACGTTAGGGCCATACCGGTAGCTGCGATCCACAGAATGCGAAAACTTGATGATTTCAGCTTTTGTAATTGCTGTTGCTGAAGCAGTAGTACCACCTGATGTGGTTGATGCTACAGTTAATCCGTAAGGCTGAGATGTTCCTGTACCATTTGTGAGTAGAGTATTAACCTTTGCTCCAAGCCTACGACCAATATTTTCAAGCAAAGCTTTCTGTAAGAAATTAACTCGCTCATCCTGAATCAATTCACGAGATACCTTAACAATATTTGAATCTATCGAATAGTCCCCAAAGGTTACCTGACCAAAAGTAAGATCACTAACCACCATATCAACACCTTGAGCTGTAATAGCACCAGTTACAGATGTATCATCACCGGTTGGCCATGAAAGCGTACCACCAATTGTATCTTCGTAAGTTCCGCAAGCCTCCATCATGCCTCCATAGTACAGCATCATATTTTCAAGTTGATTTGAAAATGATTGAGGTACTAAGAATCCGCCTAATGAATTAGTTGATGTTTTTTGAGTGTTAGTTCCACGAGCCTCAAGCAATTGCATTTCAGATTCATGCAGAGG